GATACGCCGACTGCTACCACTCGTCTGGGCAACTACATGCAGATTTCACAAAAAGACGCACAAGTCTCTGGTACTCTGGACGCTGTTGATAAAGCAGGCCGTGACCGTGAGACAGCCTACCAAAAAGTTTTAAAAGGCCTCGAGCTGCGTCGCGATATTGAAAAATCGCTGAACTCTGACACTGTTAGCTCGTCTTCTGACCCGCGCAAAGCTGGCGCTTTGTCAAGCTGGATTACTAACGTAAGCCGTGGCGCTAACGCTACTGCTCTGAACGCTGGCGTTGGTAAAGGTACTCATGCACCTGCCACTGACGGTGATGACCGCGCTCTGTCCCTCAGCCTGATTGACGCCGCTATGCAAGCTGCATACGAAGATGGCGGTCAGCCGAACATGATGGTTGTTTCTCCTGCCAAGAAAGCTACTTTCTCTGGCCTGAGCAGCGACAGCAACGTTGTTAATACCAACCAAATCAACATGACTGCTCCGAAAGAAGCAGCCTTTGTTGGTTCTGTTTCGGTATATCTGTCCGACTTCGGCCAGCTCGACGTTGTAATCGACCGCTTTGCTTCCAGTGACCGCGTGTATCTGCTGGACAGTGACTATGCTTCAATCTGCACGTTGCCAAACCGCAACTTCCTCGTACAGGACTTGGCGAAAACTGGTGACTCAGAGAAGTTCCAAATCATCTGCGAATGGACGCTGAAAGTTTCAGCTCCGAAAGCACATGGTGCTGTTTACGACTTGTCGTAATCACGAGAACTGGAGGGGCGGCTTATGTCGCCCCTCTTATTCTATTAAGGAGGCATAGATGAAAAAGCGGCTTGTAAAGAGTGACCCACTGACAGGCAAGGAAACATGGGCGCATTTTGATGATGATGGCAAGATTATCTTTGAAAGCACCCAAAACGTAGATGCCATTCTCAACGCCAACAGAGCGGAGCGTAATGAGTATCGTCCAGATTCCTTGATTGGTAATACTCAAAACCATCGTCAAAAGGTTGCGGAAATTCCAACTGCGCTGTATCATCAACTTATTCAGGAGCTAGGCCAGCCAAGGGATAATCCTACGGGCTGGAAGAAGTGGCTCAACGATTATGATAATCGGTTCTTTAGAACCAGTGGTGGTAACGTATAATGGCAATCGGCACATTCTCAGAACTTAAAACAGCGATTGCGAACTTTCTGGCTCGTGATGACCTGACTGACCGCATCCCAGAGTTCATTAGCTTGGCAGAGGCTCGCATGGGCCGTGAGCTTGGAACACGTTCTCAGACAAAACGTGCCACAGCTACATTGACGGCAGGAGATGCTTTTGTGTCTTTGCCGACTGATTTGCGTTCTATTCGTAGCGTAAAGCTAAACACGAACCCCGCTGAGGTTCTTGAGTATTACACACCTAATGCACTAGACAGCTACTATAGCTCGACAGCTACTGGTAAGCCTCGTGCATACACAGTGTTCGGCACAGAGATGAAGTTTGCGCCATCACCTGATAGCGGATACACGGCAGAGATTATCTATGGTGAGGGCATGGATGAGCTGTCGGACTCTAACACTAGTAACACTGTATTGACCCGACACCCTGATGCGTATCTCTATGGCTCTTTGGCCGCTGCTAGTGTATATTTGATGGACGAAACTAAGACTGCACTTTATGAGCAGTTGTTTACACGAGCTATCACAGAGATTTCGCGTGAGGAAGATGAGAACAAATATGCTGGTTCTGGTCTTCAAATGAAATCTGACTACGGAGAATAGACATGAGCGCAATGAGCGACTATTTGGAAGATGCCTTCCTTGACCACTTCTTAGGTACGAGCAGCACCTCTGCTCCTGCTAACGTTTACATTGGTTTGCACACTGCCGACCCAACTGATGCTGGCACTGGCGCTGAAGTAAGCGGCAATGGCTACGCACGTCAGTCTATGGCATTCGCCGCGTCTTCATCAGGTACAGCATCTAACAGTGCTGCTGTTGAGTTCCCTGCCGCCTCTGGTGGTAACTGGGGTACGATTACGCACATCGGCATTTACGATGCGTCCAGTGCTGGCAACCTGCTGTTTCACGCAGCATTGACGGCCTCTAAGACAATTAACGATGGCGACATCTTTAAGGTAGCAGCTTCAGGCGTTGATATTACGGCGGCCTAATTATGGCTGACATCGTAGGCCCATCACTTGACCAATTAAATAGCTGGGGTCATTTAGAGCAAGTTCCCAATCAGCCTCTTGATGCTGCGTTTTGGACTACACTTGCTTTGCGTGAAGGTGAGTCTACGCCGTCTGTTTCTGCTTCTGTATCTGCCGAAGGCTTTGGTATCTTTGATGGTGCAGCCGCTGTATCTACAGCATCCACCGTCACATCAGCAGGAATTGCTATTCGATTTGGTGAGGGTAACATAAATGTTACCAGCACTATATCTGCCGACTCTATCCGTATTCAGTTTGGCGCATCTGCGTTTGCAGGCCCAGCCACAGTTTCGGCAGAAGCGTTTAAGGTCGCCCTTGGCGCTTCTCAACTGTCTGTCTCAGCAACTGCAACGTCTGCTGGTGACAGGATAGTAATTGGCGAATCTACGCCTTCTGTCAGCGCCTCTGTTACGTCTGAGGCATTTACAGTCAAGCTAGGCGCTTCGTCTCTATCATCATCTTCTACGATTACGTCTGCTGGCATTAGGATTCAGTTTGGCGAAAGCGATGTAAGCACATCATCCACCATATCCTCTGAGGCTGTTAGGATTCGTGTTGCTGAGTCTGATATGGAGGTGTTCGCAAGGATACCTGACGCTACCGCTAACTTTGAGGTCTTTGCTACAGCCGCCCCGCAGACATCTGTTACAATAGCCCTAGACGTAGAAAAACTAGGCGAATTGTGGGGTGTTATTGCAGACGAAGGTGAGGTATGGTCTGAGGTAGCGGATGAAGGCGAGACTTGGACAGAAGTAGCCGCTGAAGGCGAAACATGGACAGATATTGCCGCAGGCTCTGAGACATGGACAAATGTTTCTGCTGGCAATGAAACTTGGAGTTCACAATGATTACGTTTGGTGAGTTTGTTCCCGACCAGTCGGCATACGGTAGTAAAGGCACAACGGTTGCCAACAACGTTATTCCGTCTGCGGTTGGATACGAAAGTATGCAGGGCATTGCAGAGTTGAGCGGAGCTGCGGACAAAAAGATTGTTGGATTATTTGCAGCCGCTGACGATGATGGCAACGTAGCATTGTATGCTGCTGACCGCACAAAGATTTACAAGTTTGATACCTCTGATGGCTCGCTAGATAATATCAGCAAGTCTGGTAATTACACTACCGCTGCCGAAGACCGCCCACGTTTTATTCAGTTTGGTGAGACGGTAATCTCTACAAACTTTGCTGACCCGATTCAAAAGATTACTGCTGCTGCATCTGGCTTGTTTTCTGACCTTTCTGCCGATGCCCCCAAGGCAAAGTATATTTCCGTTGTGCGCGACTTTGTGATGACTGGTTTTACCGACGATACGACAGACGGAAAGAAACCTTATCGTGTTCGTTGGTCGGGCATTGGTGATGCAACAAGCTGGGCTATCTCAGCGGCTACTCAGGCTGACTATCAGGACATTGATGATATGGGAGATGTCACTGGTCTTGTTGGTGGCGAATATGCAACCATCTTGATGGAGAAGGGCATTGTACGCGCTACCTATATTGGTTCTCCTCTTATCTTTCAGTTTGACAAAGTGGAAACGCAGCGTGGTTGTAAGGTAGCTGGTAGTGTCTGTAACGTAGGTCACAGTGTTTTCTATCTTGCAGACGATGGATTCTACATGTTTGACGGTGAGCGTTCTCGCCCGATTGGTGCAGAGAAGGTAAACAGATTTTTCTTGGAGGATTGGAATGGTGAGTATGCAAAGAATATGTCAGCCTCTGCTGACCCGTTGCGCCAAATTATTGTCTGGTCTTACGCAAGCACTTCGTCAACAGATGGCTCGCCTGATAAGCTCATCATCTATAACTACGCGCTTGACAAGTGGTCAACTGCGTCAGTGGCTGTGGATGTCATTGCGCCCATTTATACTGCTGGCTATACTCTTGAAGACCTTGATACTGCTTTCGGTTCTAATATTGACCTACTGCCTGCTTCACTTGATGGCCCTGTATATCGGGGTGGTGAATTTCTTTTCGCAGCATCAAAGGACAAAAAGATTCAAACGTTTACTGGAAGCGTTCTCGCAGCTACAATCGAAACTGGTGAATTTGAAATTAAGACTGGTTTTGTTTCTACGGTCAATAATGTAATTCCCTATGTTACCTTGCGTGAAAGTGCATCTGGCACTGTGACTGCTCAGGTTGCGTCGAGAAACCGTCAGACAGACACATTTACATTTGGCACTGCATCTAACCTAAATGACAATAACTTTATCCCTGTGCGTTCTAATGGGCGTTATCATAGGGTTAGGCTTAACTTGTCTGGTGGCTGGAATAGAGCGCAGGGTATTGATGTAGACGCTGTACCAATGGGGCGTAGGTAATGGCTAACCAATACCGCAAACTTCCTAATATGGGTGGCACACCTCGTGAGGTTGCGGAGGTTGTCAATAACCTTGTCGAAGGTAAGTCCAATAACACAGGCACGTTTACAGCAGAAAGCGGAACTACATCAACAACAGTAACCGATGCTCGCGCCAGCGGCGTTAGCATCATTTTGTTTACTGGCTTGGACTCTCATTATTATGACATAGACCCCTACATAAGCAGCCGCTCAAATGGCAGTTTTGTAGTCGGCCACAAGAATCATGGGCATGACTCAGAAGTTGGCTACATCATTGTAGGATAGCGTTTACAAGCGGTGTATAACCGTATAAATTAAAGCCAGAGGTATATAAAATGGCAGATGGAACAACAGAAACAGTCGCAACGTCAGCGCCAAATGAGTTCGCGCAGCCGTTCTTGCAGTATGGCATGGAAGAGGCTGGTCGCCTTTATCAACAGGGTGGCCCTCAGTTCTTTCAAGGTCAGACTTACGCAGGCTTTGACCCGCTACAAACAGAGGCTATGGAAGCTCAGGTTGCTCGCGCCCGTGCTGGTAGTCCGCTGGTTCAGCAAGCACAAGCCACGATGGGTTCATTCCTTGGCTCTACTGACCCGCAGACAGGTGCGTATGTGCCGCCTGCACAGTCTGGTCTTTTGACGGGTGCTATTGAACGCGCCCTTGACCCTGTGCGTGGGCAGCTTGCCAGCAGCTTTGCAATGCGTGGTCGCGCAGGCTCAGGCCTTGCAGCGCAGGAAGCAGCTCGCACACTGGGAGGTGTAGCTTCTGACATCGCATATCGTGACTACGCTACGCAGCGTGGTCAAGCAATGCAGGCCGCACAAATGGCCCCAGCTATGGCTGCCGCTGACTACAGCGACATTGCTCGTCTGCAACAGGTTGGTCAGCAACGTCAGGCCATGGCACAGCAGGGCATTGGTGAAGCTATGCAGCGTTATCAATATGAGCAAATGTCTCCATTTGAGAATCTTGCGCGTTATCAAAACTTGATTGCTGGATTCCCCATGGGTCAGCAAACAACAACTGTTACGCCATATTACGAGCCTAGCAAAGGTCAGCAGTTCTTGGGTGGTGCATTGATTGGCTCTCAAATATACGAGCAAGACCCGCTTACTGGTGCGTTGATTGGCGGATTGCTAGGGAGGTCATAATGATTAAAGGATTATTGGATAGATTTGTTTCTCCTGTTCAGCAGAGTTATCGTTCTGGCAATCTCTTTGGTGGTGGTACTCAACTCGAAAAACTACTTGGTGAAGATGTTCGCAGACAGGCTCAAAAGCAGGCTATTACTCAGTTGGGCATGGGGCTTTTAAGTCAAGGCCCATCACGGACACCTATTCGCACATCTGCTTCTTTGGGGCAGGGGCTTCTTGGCGCACAGCAAGCATACCAAAAAAGTTTGGGTAGCCAGCTTCAGCAGGCCGCTGCGATAAAGGCGTTAGGAAAACCTGACTATATAAAAATGAAAGATGAGGATGGTCGTGAAATTTT